GTATTTGAGCCAAGTGAGATTGACTTGTTTGTTAAAGTTTCTGTTCCTGCAAGTGAGGCAAAGTCTGCATCAGTAACTGCTGTATTAAATTGTGCAAGTGTTCCTGATACTGTGTTTGAGCCAAGAGCAACTGTCTTATTTGTTAAGGTTTCTGAACCTGCGAGAGAGGCTACATCTGCATCAGATACTGCAGTATTTAGTTGAGCAAGAGTTGATGTAACTGTATTTGTAGCAAGTGAGATTGACTTGTTTGTAAGGGTCTGTGTTCCAGTTGTTGTTGCAAGGATACTAGTATCTGCAATACCGTGAATATTTGTAGTATCCGATTCATGATTTGATAAATTGGTTGCTATTGTAGTAAAGAATGTTGGATCATCGTTAATTGCTGCAGCTATTTCATTTAAAGTATCTAAAGCTGGTGGTGCTAAATCAATTAAATTAGAGATAGATGTGTCTACATAAGATTTACTTGCAATTGTGGAAGAGTCTACTGATATTGTTATAGTGTTAGCACTATCATTATAAGACTTAGTAATTCCAGTTCCCGCTGTTAATGCAGAGTTTACAGCATCTTGAGATAACTCTGATAAATCAGATGGTAATACAGAAGAATATGAAAGACTTGTCCATGCAGATGAACCTGTTCCAATTTTAAATTTTCCAGTATCTGTTTCAAAGCCAAACTCTCCAGCAGATAATGTAGGATTATTTGAAGTCCAATTACTAGCAGAATCTCTTCTTATTTGTATTTTCGTTGCCATTTTTACCCCCAGAACATATCTTCATTATACATTATAGTATGTATTAACAAAAGTAGTGTCTGAGGACTCCCCTCCGTCTAAAATTAAATCGAAGGAGATGGTCGAAGAACTTCCACCATCTACTGGACTATCCGCTTCTGATTTATATGCAATTTCATTCCAAATATTATTATAGGCTATAACAAATCTTCCAGTTGATGTGTTATATGCTATTGTCCCATTGGTAGGATTTGAAGAATATGAGTTTATTGTTTGAACTGTTGTGGCAGTTGAGCCTTCACCAGAATTTCCAATTTCTTCCCATGTTGTTCCATTATAAAACTTTAAAGAATTAACTGCCGTATTATAGTATATTGCACCCGCCACTGCACCAGAAGGATCTGATGACAGTGAAGGCGGGACAACGGGAGTTAAAAACTTTTTTGGCATTTTATCCTACTACTACCACTCTATATTGATTTGTTGTAGGAGCTACTGCAAACTTAATTGTTGCAGTATTTGAATCTGTATGCTCTACATCTGCCTCAACTTGAGCATATGGAGATGAATTATCAAAAATTTGAATTGTTACATCTCTAGTTGCAAGTCCATGCGATACTGTATATGAAGTTGCAGATCCATCTCCTACTGAAGATGATATCTTTCTTACTCCGTATCCATTTGCTGTATCAAATACTAGGGCTCCTGAAGAGAATGTAAACCCAGTTCCATTATTAATTCCAACACCATTGGCTGTTACTTCAAGTCCGTCTGATGTATTTAATTTTACTTCTACTGCTCCACCTGTATTTATAAGCGATGCATTTGTAGAAGATGGGGTTACATCTACGCTAAATTCAGTTCCATTTAAAGTTAATCCAGAACCTGCGGTAAATGTTCCAGTTCCAGAGAACTGTGTAAATGTTAGTGGTGTTGTTCCTAAAGTGATTGGATTATCTGTTGTTAAAACCCAGCCAGTGTTTCCGTATAAAGTTCCTTCTTCTACGAATGTGAACAACCCTGCAGTTACTTCTGAGCTAATATTTGCGTCATCGGCTCTTACTGCTGCTCCTGAAGACTGAACTACATAAAGACCATTGTCTGCACCAGTTGTTTGGTGCTTAACCAATACTCTGTTACCAGCTACAAGTGTGACTCCATCGATTACGTCTCCAGCTTCTAAAGCTGTAGACAAATCTACGTTTGTTGTAGTAGAAACTCTAACTGATTGTTTTACGTCTAATCCTTGTGATACAGAATCTACGTATGCTTTGTTTGCCGCATCTGTTGATGATGTAGGAGTTGAAAGATTAATAATCTTATTGCTATTTGCATCTAGGTTAGCAGATAAAGATGTTCCTGAACCTAATGTTTTGTTAGTTAATGTTTGTGTCCCTGAATTTGTAGTAACAGTTGAATCAATATCAATTGATAATGTTCCTGCTCCATCAGTATATGTTGCATCAATTCCTGTTCCGCCTAAAACAAGATTTCCAACGATATCTTCTACTCTTTCAGCATTTAATATTACATTGCCTGATGTTACTGTAAAATCTGTTGAATTAAAGCTTGCAACACCCTTATTGGATGAACTTGCATCTTCTGCAGCCACTGTAATCGATGCTCCAGAATGTGTTACATCAACGCCTTCACCACCAAGAATTGAGATTCCGTGTGTTGAGGGAGTAAGAGCTCCAGAATCAGTTGTAATTGTTTTAACAACTGTATCTTCTAGCTCTACGTGTCCGCTTGTTGTATTGAAATCATCTGAATTAAATGATGCAACACCTTTATTGCTAGTAGAAGCATCTTCTGCTGATACAGTGTATGTATTTGCTGTATCATCATATGTAACATCAATACCTTCGCCTGCGGCTACTACTGTATTAATAGAATCTTCAATAAATTCTTGAAGTCCTGTAACTTGACTTGTAGCAATCTGAATATTTTGTTCAGATGCTGCTGTTAAACGACCTTGCTGATCTACTGTAAATGATACAGTCTTTGCAGCGGTTGAACCATATGTTCCCGCTGTTACTGCTGTATTGTCTAAATCAAGTGTTGTTGTTCCAGCTGTGTCATCATATGTTGATGTTAGTGCTACTCCGCCAACTAAGGAAGAGCCAATTAAATCTTGAATTACTTCTGTTGATCCAGATGCTGGAACCCAGTTAGCTCCATCATAAAACTTTAATACATTTGAAACTGTATCAAAGTAGATCTGACCTGCCACTGGGCTGGACGGGGCAGAGCTTAAGTTTTGAACTCTGGCATTTTGGAGTTCATTTTTGTTTAGGTTAATTCCCGTTACAAATAATCTTGCCATTTTTTATTCTCCTTTATGACAGGTATGCTGTCCCTGCAAATGGTTGGGCCATTGTCAGTGTAATTTGATTAATACTATTATAATCTATTCCAGTCTCCAATACATCTCCAGCGCTAGTCTTGACTGTGACATTTGGATAGAACCCTAAATTGTGAGTAATCGATATAGAGTATATGCCTGAAACTGGGCCAGTAACTTGGCCTATCTCCCAGGAATTTGTTGTTGATATCTGCTTATTTAATATAAAGCTGTTTGCAATAAGCCAGATATTGTTTATTGGTTTTGGTCCCCAAAATCTTGTTGATACTGTATCAAAGTAGAAGTCTCCTGGAACCCCAGTATCATTTGATGGATTTCCAGATCCACTAATAATTGTTCTTCCAGGTGCTCCAGCCGCCCTTACGATTATCTGTGGATTTGTTTCATTAATAACTAAACGTGTTGCCATTAAATTGTTACCGCCCTATTTAAAGTCATAAAACCTTCAAGCAGTCTATATTTATTTTGGCTTGAATCTATAATAACAAGGTCGTATGCGGATTTTGGATAAAACATTTTATTTGTTCTGTCTGCTGAAATTGAAACATTAATTTTTCCTTGAGTTGGATTAATAGTTAGTCCGTCTACATTTGTAAGCGTAAATGCTAATTTATCTCCAGAAACATTTCTAACTTGCATTTTTGCAGTATATGTTTGTAATTGAATAGGGGTATCACTTTCATCTAAATATTGAACTTCAAATGAAAATGTAGCGTTTTGATCCACTTTAAAATTTTTCTGGGCTGCCATATTACTCCTAAAAAGGAAAACTCCTATGCCCATTTTAGCATAGGAGGAATCCTAATCTGTTGATAAATTATATTACTTTGTTGACTTAAAACCAAACTCTTTATTGCTTGGTGATAGGGCCTTAAGAATAACTGGAGCTACGGCTGCAACTCCACCCATCAAAAGGTCTCTTGGATTTGTATTGCCAGTCATATATAGAGCAATTGCTGCTGATAGGAATGCTCTTGCATATGTTCCCAGTGCTGCTAAAATTTCCTCTGTCATTGTTACTTTCCCGTCCTTGTTTAGATCTGCATTCATTTGATCATCTCCAATTTTGAGCATTGTGCTCAGAATTTTGAGGCCTAGACCCCAATACTACTATTCTACCATTAAGAGGTAATATCCACAATCTCGCAATTTCCGTCCGATGTGCATGCAAGGGTTTGTGTTCCAGAAGTTCCATCTTCTGTTTCATAAAATGATAGGTCTTCCCAGCGAATTTCTTTTGGCATTCTAGAAAGTAAATCTTCATATTCTTCTTTTGATACTTCCTGATATGGTGCCTGCTTATAAGTGTGGTCTGAATGAGGTAGGAATGAAATACCTGATACCTCATCAAAATACTTATATACCCAAGCGCCAACCTCCATCCATTCATCTTCCTTTACAGAAACAGTAATTGATGGCTTATGCTCACACCATGCACGCTGATACACCAACCAAATATTTAAATGTTCAATTGCTGTAATATCAGATCTAGTGATTGCACCTTCAGGTGCTTTTACTGGAAATGAAAATACATAAGTATCGTTTGGCTTCATTACGTCATCTTCTACAGGAATTCCGACTTCCTTTAAAAATGTAGAAATTGGATCTCCTTTTGAACCACGAACTGTTCTAATGTAATATGGAGAATGCCAAGCATGCATACCTGAAGAAACTCCTACTAGTTGCGAAACTGTTCCAGATGGCTTTACACATGTAATCGCTGCAGATTCTGCAATACCAAGCTTACCTGCTTCTTCTTTATTTACTTCTCTAGCTTTGTCTCTCATAGACATTAAGAACGCCTCTAGTGCAACAATATCTTCTTTGCCAGACATAAATTTATGCCCAAACTGTCCAGTTAAAGATACTCCAAGCAGTCGTTCTTCTTCTGTGTTGTCTTTCCAAATTTTACGAAGATACTTAAAGTCTGTAAGTGTGGACTGCCATGTTCCTAGGATAGTTGCCAATTCTATTTTTCTTTGAATATCTTTCTTTGTATCGTTTTCACGTAATACGACTTCTGAAAGATTACAAAACTGATAAGGACGTAGAATAATCTCCGAACACGGGTTTGTTCCATAATGAATTTCTGGGCTTCTTCTTCCAAATTTTGCCGCTTGAGCTTGCGCTGCTGCAACATTGTAGATACCACGTTCTCCAGACTTTGAATCATATAGAGACTTCCATTCTGCAATAAACTGCTCCATCTCTGGCTTGCGTGAATATGCAACAGAGTTATTTGATAATGCTCTTTGTGAATTTGCTTCCCACCAGTTTCCTGATTTTGCCTGAGCCATCTCAATATCATTAATATTTGAAAGGGAAATCATTGCTGATCTACGAACTCCGCCAACAACTACAATCTCTCCGATCTTACACATAATATCATGCGCTTCAATTGGCTTCAGTTGACGACCTGCTGCTGATTTAAACTTTGCAATAGTAAAATCAAAAAGATTGATGAGGGGTTGTGGTCCAGAAGAACGTCCGCCCATTGTCTTAAGACGTGCACCTGCTGGACGCAATCTACTTACATCAATTGCTGGAACTTGTCCAGCCCAAAGCATAGCAAGCAACTCACGGTATGCTTTTGCCCAACCCTGTTTAGAATCTTCAACAACAATTACTGTAGTAGACTTTTCAAATGACTCTGGGACGGCAGGAAGCTTATTAACATACTTATACTCAACAGAGAATCCTACACCAGTTCCACACATAAGAATATACATGGTCTCATCAAATGAACGTGGATTATCTACTGGAACAAATGAGCAGTTATATCCTGCTACATGATCACGATCTAATGCTGCACCAGCAGTCATAACTGATCTCATTGATGGCATTACATTTCTATCATACACAAACTGCTTTAATTCTTTAACTAACTTACTATCTGGAGTATAGTCATGATTTTTATCTAGATGATTTAACATAAAGTCAAAATAACGATCTACTGTCTCTCCCCATGTTTCTCTGCGATTATCTTCTTGAATCCACCTTGCATAACGAGATAACGCAATAAAGTTTTCATAAGGATTTTCAATAGCTCTTGACATTTATAGACACCTTTTCTTCCGCCTAACGGATTGATTAAATTTGAATAGGTTCTAATTCTACCAAAAGAAGTTTAGCGGGGGAAGGGCTTAGGAAAACTTTTTAAAGATGTCTTCAAAAGCATTATTGGTCAACTGCAACCAATCATAGTCTTCATGAATCTTAGTTGACTGAGCATAATAGTATCCAGAATATGCTTTAAAATTATTTGAAACATCTTTCATAGTCTCAACTAGGTGTTGATAGATTGGTTCAAAAACTTTTCCAGAATGAGGAAATGGCCAAGGTGAATCAATTAGTTCTGATTTAAGTTTTAATGGACCTAAATAGTTTTTATAATGTGCCCACGCCTCTGTGCACATTGTTGGCATCCCGCTTGCTAATGCTTGAAGCGGAATAAACCCAAAACCTTCACCATAACTAGGATAAACCAAAACATCGTGATTATAATATAAATTTAAAAGTTGTTGATCATTATAATCACTAGTAATAATTTTTACATTATCATATATTTCGTTTGGCAATCCAATTATATTTTTATCTATAAAGTTATTATACACACGAGTTGTATTATGATTAAATGCTTTTATTGTTAATTGATACTTAGGGTTATTCCCATATAAGAATACAAATGCGTCTACTACCATTTGTCCCGCTTTTCTTGGGGCGGGTTCTCCTAAATGAAGAAACTTAATTACACCATCATCTTCACGTTTTTTAGGCTTCCACATATGATCAATTCCATGTGCAAACACTTTAACATTCTTGTATCCATTATCTTCAAATACATTTGCACACCAATCAGATGTTGTCCACACTTCATCGCAATGCTTTAAATTTTCGTGCCATTTATCTGGAATTTCTGTAGACTCCCAGGGAGTATAACTAATCTGATACTGATTCCTATGTAGCTTATAAAACTCAGGCTGAGAAAAATTTAATTGAACTGGTGCTTTAGCATCTTGGAATGGTGTTTCGTGACCTAAATCATTTAAAGACTTTACAATATTCTTTGCGGCATAACCATATCCATTATTACTTCTAAGGTTAACAATAGGCGTAGATATAGATATTTTCATGGTATTTTCTGGTTGACCGACTTGACAGTAACTTACCGCCAATGTTATGATTGTAGTTCGTTATCTCTAAAGGAGGAAATGCCAATGGAGAATATCAAACAAAAGTTGAGTGATTTTGTTCATAGTTCAACTGTAATAGTAATGATAACATTGTTTCTATTTACAAACAATACTGTGATCCCCGCTCAAGCTTTAAAGGTAGAAATACCAAAGACAGAAATACAACTGAAGAAGCAAACGCTGGAAAAGTTCAGCACTACTGTATACAAGCCTTCACAGGCTCTTACAGACAAAGAGCTAGTTCGACTACTCAAGTCTGTAGGCTTTGAAGGAAACGCCCTTAAAATGGCGTGGGCCGTAGCCAAAAAGGAATCCAATGGACGACCAATGGCTTATAACGGTAACAGGAAAACTGGAGACAGTTCCTACGGAATTTTTCAGATCAATATGCTAGGTAACCTTGGCCCTGATCGTAAAGAAAAATTTGACCTGGATTCTTACTACACATTGTTTGATCCAGTAATTAACGCAGAGATAACGTATCATATGACTAATGGCGGTAAAAATTGGTCAGCCTGGAATGGCTTAACTGCTAAAACAAAGCAGTGGTTAAGTAAATTTCCATACTAGCAGAAGGAAATAGATGAAGATACAATATGTATCTAAATATATAAATCTAGCAGATGAAGGTCTTGCTCCTAAATTGGAATGCCCAATGGATCAAGGCCTTCTTCTGTGCAACCAGGATCATGAAGAAAATATATTCTTATACTGCCTTTCTTGTGAATACAAGAAAACAATTGGACTAGACCTTTACGATAAGATGAAGGCGGAGGTAATTAAAAATGACAGAACAACAATCAAGTAACCTTGAAGATAATCTACCAATGGTCAATTATATTATGCTTCACCGCATATATGACCTATTGACAATAATTGCAAATAAACTGGAGCCAGAAAAGACATCTAAAATGGTTGAATATCATGATGCTGGATATCTATTAGGACCCTCACCATCATATACCCCAGAAGATAATGAATAAATATATTTTGATTGGAACACACCACAAAAGTGGAACTGTGTGGATGGAAAACATGTTTTCAATATTTGCAAAATTTAATGGGTATGATTTTAAAAATATACACATAGAAAAAATAAAAGATTTGAATAAGCCTCATATTTTTTTTTCATATAATTCAGATTTTGATTATTTAAAAAATAGCTTTGATATATCTGAAAAAGCAATTCAAATAGTAAGAGATCCTAGAGATTTAGCAATATCTGGAGTTAAATATCATTCTAAAAAAAATCTTAATGAAGAATGGCTATATTTAGAAAAAAATGGGATGCCTTCATATTATGAAAATTTAAAATCAAAGGAAAGTTTTGAAGAAAAGGTTTTATTTGAATCAGAAAACATTACAATGTATACTGTTAAAGAAATGATTAAATGCAAAAATAAAACAAATATATTAACAATAAAATATGAAGATCTATTTAATGATTTTGAAAAATTTGATACATTAAAAAAAATAGCAAAATACTTTAACATGAGTATTAAAGAGTTTAATTTATTAAAAAAATCATACATTGAAACACATATATTTTATGTTGGTAAGAACGATCATGTTTCTAATGGTCAATCTGAGCAATATAAATCCTTGAACAAGGATACTCAAAAAAAATTAATAGATTTTTTTAAAAAAGAAATTGCTGCCTTGGAATATAAAGAGTAAATGACAAAAAACATAAACATTGTTGGAATAAGTGTGGCCCATGATAGCTCTGCTGCTTTATATACAAATGGCAAACTTTCTTTATTCTTTAAAGAAGAAAGACTAACTAGAAAAAAAAGAGATAGGCCACCATTCTTATCTATACTTGAAATATCTAAAAACTTTAAAGAACCAATTGATGCAATTATTATTTCTTCACCCACTAATGGAGATCCTGGTAATTCTTTGATTGCCGACTATGCCTCTAGAATCTTAAAATGTAATAATATTATAGATCTTTCTGATAAACATCATCTTTGCCATGCATCTTTAGCTTTTTATAATAGTGGGTTTGATAAGGCAAATGTGATAGTTATAGATAGAAATGGATCTATTGTTGGTGGTGTTGCCAGAGAAGCTGAAACAATATACTCTGTATCGTATCCCAATAGCTTTACAGAAATTTATAAAAATTATTGGAATTTAACGGAAGATAAGGATTATTTAAATAAAGTTTTTTCTAATGTCCGTAACGAAAAACCAAACTGCGAAATAAATTATTTAAGTTCTTTTAGCATAACTAAAGTATATGAAACTGCAACAACTTTAATTGGACAGCATATGCTTGAAAATGGAAAGACAATGGGTCTTTCTGCCTATGGTAAAACGGTGTCTGGGCCAAATATGTTTCTGGAAAATGGGCTGGCACACGATTTATTTTTTTCACATACAGATAGCTGGGAAGCAATAAACAAGAATCACTTAGATAAAATAAATAATAATATTACAGAATCAAATCATGAATTTTACTCTAACTATGCATATACTGTTCAAAAATATACTGAGGATCAAGTTGCCTGGTTAGTTGAAAAATCAATAAAGAAAACTGGTATAAAAAAAATATGTATAACTGGTGGATATGCACTAAATGTTGTATGTAATGGATTTTTATTAAATAAATTTCCAGATGTTGAGTTTTATTTTGAACCTATTGCAGATGATAACGGAAACAGTATTGGGGCGGCAATGCTACATTACAGAATGCAAACAAACGACATATCAATAAATAAAATAGAGACAACCTTTACTCATGGAATAAACCACGATCTATCTAAAATAGAGGGGATAGACTGCTCTGTTTCTGATATTGCAAATCTAATTGTCAATAATAAAAGTGTTGCTATATACAATGGGTTAGCTGAGTCTGGCCCACGTGCACTAGGAAATAGATCAATTTTATATAACGCATTAAACAAAAATGCAAAAACAAATGTAAACATAATAAAAAAGAGGGAATGGTATAGACCATTTGCAGCGGCAGTTTTACAGGAAGACGCAAAGATTTATTTCAAAATGCCTATAGAGTCAAGCCCTTACATGACGGCATCATTTAATATAAATTATGAGCACAAAGAACTATTAACGGGTGTCATGCACGTAGATGGCTCATGTAGAATACAGACTCTTGATAGGTCTAGTGAACCAATCAGATTACTGCTTGAAGAAATAAAGAATATATCTGGTCATGGAATTGTATTAAATACAAGCTTTAATTTAGCTGGAGAGCCTTTAGTTGAAACTCCAGAAGAAGCTATATCTGTTTTAAAATCTTCAGACCTAGACTACATATGGTTTCCAGAAATACAAAAACTAGTTTCTAAATAAAATGTTTTAATATTGCAGTAGTTGCTAATAGACACCATACGATATTAAAATAAATAATTGTTGGCAGAGTTTTTATCGTCGATGTAACTATTAAAGCAAGACTGGAAATTAATGCAAATATAAAAAGCCACCACCATTGTTTACCGAATAGCAGGCCTGGAATAATAATAGCTAATTTAGTTGAAAATGCCCAAAACTCAATTATGTTAACCTTAGTCCAGTATGACTTTGTTATTAAATTTTTGCTGACATGTTTTATTTCATTAAGATTCATTATAATTTTTAATTCTTTCTAAAACAACATTATGAGAATCATAAGATTTTACTGCATCCATATATTCTTTATGCTTTAAAAAGAATAAATCAGATTTTTCAAGAAATAATTTTTGTATAACTTCACTATTTTTAAAAACATTCAAATCCAATATATTATTTCCATACGCTATATCAAGAAAGTCTTCCAGTGAAAATATGGCACCCACTTCATGTATATCTTTTTTTTGCGGAGTGTTTTGTTTCCATTTTAAAATCAATAATTTAATTTCTTCTGGATAGCTTTCTATATTTTCAAATTTTTTCCAAAACTCTGTGTCTTTTCTATTAGTTATATAATGATAAAAAATAAAATTAAAAACTGAATTATTTATTTTTTTTATCAAAGCATTATACTCTTCTTTTTTATTTTCAGAAAATATAGAATCAAAAGTATTTTCACTATAAAGTGTTTTTAGTGAATGAACTGATACTGCAATTGATGTTGCTTCAAGTGGCTCAATAAACCCAGAGGATAGACCTATTGCTATACAATTTGAAACCCATGTGTCCTCGTAGCATCCAGACTTAAACTTAAAAGATCCTTTGTCTTTTCTTGGCCATTCTGGTTCAAATCCTAAGTGCTCTATGATCTCATTTATGACATCATCTTCAGAAACTAAAGAAGAGTCGAAAACATAACCGCAACCATATCTATTTTGTAAAGGTATCTTCCACATCCATCCATACTTCATTGCTATTGCCTCTGTATAGATTGGAACAGTTTCATCTTGATCTATAAAAAATGGGATAGCAGAGTCTACTGGTAAAAATTCTGAATAGTCTATCCACTTAGATTTAAAATGTTTTCCAATTATTAGCCTAGAAAATCCAGTGCAGTCGAATACAAAGTCACAGTCTATATGTCCACCGTCTGAAAAAATAATTTTGTCTATATTACCATTTAATTGACTAAATGTTTCTACCTCACCATTAATTAAATTAATTCCTCTATCTATAGCCTTTTGCTTTAAATAACTTGCGACCTTTATGGCATCGAAATGCAATGCGACGTTCATGCTTTTATTTTCTTCTAATGCCATATGATCATGATGAAAATATTTTTTATCAATTCCTGAATAAATTGCTAAATCATACCAAGGGTTTCCTTCGTAACCTATTTCATTTAGAAATGAATTTAATGATACGCTTTCATGACTAGCATAAAACGGATGATAATAATAATCCCCATCATTGCTCCAGTTTGTAAATTTAATTCCGCATTTTACTGTTCCGCCAGTTTTCTTTAATAAATCCATTACATCTATTTCAATTAAGGACAATAGGTTTATAATGCTTGGAGTAGTTCCTTCTCCAGCACCCAATATTCCTATTTTATCTGACTCTATTACAGTTATATTACAATCTGGAAGTGCATACTTTGAAGTTAATGCTGTTAGCCAGCCAGCTGTTCCACCACCTACAACTACTATATTTTTATTCATATTTCCCAATCTATATATTTCAAGTATAGCATTTTTTATTTAAAACAGTTGACTTAAAACAAATAGTATTTTATACTAAAGAAGTATCGGTTGTAGCATCCCACTATGCTCCCGATGCTTAGTTCGTAAGAACTAGCAAATCCCAATCGGATCCGCCTCTGATTGGGATTTGTCCTTTATTAAAGGTGCCCCTGACAAGATTCGAACTTGTGCTTTACAGATTTTAAGTCTGCCTCCTCTACCGCTGGGATACAAGGGCAGTAGCTGTAATTGGAATCGAACCAATACACTCCTTCTTATGAGGAAGGCGCACAACCATTATGCTATACAGCTTTGGAGCGGCGCTGGACCACCAGGGATCGAACCTGGGACCTAGAAGTTAACAGCTTCCCGCTCTGCCGTCTGAGCTATGGTCCATTATGTGTAAATAATACTAAATAAAGTGCGATTTAAAAAGTGCGCCCGAAAAAAGTGTCGGCGGAAGAGAGAACCCTTTTAATTAAATGAATCTCCGCATGCACATGTTCCATTTGCGGCGGGATTATCAATGGTAAATCCTTGCTTATCTATCTTATCAACATAATCCATAGTAGCATCTGTAAGATATGGAAAAGACATACTGTCTAAATGTAGGTTAAATGAGTCAAATGGAATTATATGATCTGAATCAAGAGGCGTATGGTCAAAATAGATTTGATATCTTAAACCTGAACAACCTCCTGGAGATACAGATAGTCTTAGAAATAGGTCATCTTGCTCTATTGCCAAGAGTTGTTCTACTTTGTCTATAGCTTTGGAAGTTAATATCATTTTGACCAATCTTTCATTTTATGGCTCCCGCCCGATTTATAGTTAATTCTAGTCTTTGATAGATATGATAAATGCAATATGAGTGATAGGTGCCATCTACATGTAATACATTTACATAATGGCTATTGTCACAAAATTCGCATCTCATGTATCTAATTATACTCTTATATTATTCTAGTTGACTGCTTTTTAAATTCTATTAAATGTTAATAAAATTTTATTTTTATATCCTATATATCTATATAATATTTAAATTGATACTTAGGTATTTAGATTTTTAGGAAAGCCCCCCTACCCCCCATAAAAAGAAAAATCTTTTTAGGAGATAGAGAAGCAAGACACTTAGTATATTTGAGTAATTAGTGTAAGCCCCCACAAACCAGTCTTTAGTATAACATTGTTAATTTTGACAAGTCAAGACTTTTCACAAACTTTGTTGTGATTTAGTAGAGTAATAAATGCAAAGCTAGATCTTACTTGTATTTCCGCCCCGCATTTTTCGCAGATAACAATTCTCATATGCAGATTATGATAGCATGATTTCTAGTCAACTACAATATCAGATTTCATAAAATGTTAATAGGGATTTATTTTGTATGATCCAGTGTTTTATAATGTCCGAATTGTCCAGATAGAGCGACCATACGACTAGTCATTGTGACCCTTATCACATACCTTTTTTTAGAAATGTCTTTAATGTCCGAATTGCGACTAGACATTTGTCAGACCCCTCATGTAGTCTTAAGACATAAGGTTAATCAAGGTGATTAACAGAAAGGAGTTACATAATGAGTAACTCAATGTTCGAAAGAGCGAGAGGGTTCGCTACTGTATCCGATTACCCTAAAGGTCTAATGAACCTATGTCCATGCGGTCAGGTTGTCTTAGCACCTGCCCTATACCATGAAAGGTGTGAGGCAACTCACACCGCATAGGCTATACGCTACGGCGTGTCGTCTTGCTAATGTCTTACCTATCCGCTACAATTCCAACTATACCAACTAACGAAAGAGATAACGAAATGACTATAACATACTCACTATGGGACGGCGCACAACTACTAGGCGCAGGCTTCACCGCTAATAGCGCAGACGAGATGAATAAGGTAGTAGCAGACCTACAAAAGGTTTCTAAAAATGTTGTTGCACACATGAGAAAGGTAGAACAGAACTAATGACTAAATGGGACACAATACAGGCAGACGTAGCAGACGCATACATTCACCTTGATGAGGTAGAAGATGTAGAGCAAGAAGATGAGCAAGATTTCTTCGGTTTCTCTAAGGCTATCCAACTAGACCACTTAACAGATGAAGAACTAGACGAGGTCTTTAACATGTTCGGAGATAAGTAAATGACTATTGAACTAAATGACTACGGCTTCATGTTTGACATGGGAGACTTTATCTATGTATCCCTATCATGGGCGTTTATTATCTTGACCGCCCTATCTATAACCGCCTATAAGATTTATAAGAGAAAGAAGAATAAGTAATGACTACTAATCGCCTACTTACTACCGCCGTCCAACTACTACTAGCGGGAGTAACTATTCCGCTACTAATCGCCGTAATAAAAGACCTAAAAGAGAATGGACTAAACTAATGAAATCAGAATTAGAAAGAGATTTAGAAATCAAGGAAAGTTTTATTGATTTACTAAATGACGTTTATCCTACTGTAAAAATCGGCTACTCAACTTTTACACCCGCCGAAATACTAGAGTGCTGTGATCCTATTGCGTTTAGTATTGGACTTATAGAGCACGAGGATTATCTAGCAGAATTAGAGGAGTAGGTAACGGCGTGTCGACTTGACAATGTAGGCAGCTGGCCCCCAAAGATGGGGGGGCTGTGGATAACTTAAGAGAGCCTGTGGAAAACCCCTGAAATTTTGTGAGATTTATCACACGGCTTGAGCGTCTCAGTATTTGGAATTACTGGCCAGTAATTAGTTTATGTCAGTGGGTTCGTGTATAATTCCATACATAACCAAACGAAAGGCGGACACCATGTCAGCAAATGTCTATACAATCGAAAGCCTACTTATAGGAAAACTCTATCGCTCAAAGACTTTAACGGGCGAGATTATCTCAGCAGAAAAACACCCTGCACCAGTATGGTATGAAAACGCAGAGGCGTATTTAGTCGAGGTGCGTAATCATAACGGGGGCTATGCTCACCGAACCATTGCGGTCACTAACTAATTTGTCAGTGGCACCTGATACAATTCCATTAACAAACTAACGAAAGGTCAAAAAATGACACTTGATGAATACAAAGAAATGGTAACTGCTCAGCGTGAAGCGAGCAAAGCCGAAGCCCTAGCAATTCTAACACGAAAGGAAAACTAATAATGGGAAACATCCTAGATGAATTAACCAACATCATTGCAATAGATTGTTCATGGTGCGGTGGCGCAGGATTTATATTTTTTGGAAACGAAAATGATTTTGATGTCGAGCCTTGCGATTGCGTAACAGATGAGGAGTTAATTTAATGTATAAACTAACTTGCGCCTATGACGGCAACGCACCGCATTGGACAGTGGAATACGAAAACGAATACGGGGCTTGGGAAAACTTCTTCCTATTCACCGATTGGGGATTTGCTGACGAATACTCAACAGTTAATCTTTATACACCAACAGGCAAATGCCACACAAAAGTTTTTTATCGTGCAGGACGAAAGGTCGTAATTAAATAATGAATATCTATGAGTTTAACGCTTTCATAAATGTAGAGGCTGAGTCCTATGATGAGGCTATTGATGTATTCCAATTCCAATTAAAATACGGAATAAATAAAGACAATGTTTATGTCGCAGACATAAACCAATTAACTAATAACGAAAGCGTTGAGGTATAAAGATGATGACACGCAAGGACTATGTCGCAACGGCAGAAATTCTAAAGTATGCCAGCGATAAAACTCATCCCGCTTTATTCTCTAAAATGGTAAATGATTTCGCTGAAATGTTTGCGAAAGATAATGACCGATTTGATGTAAGGCGATTTCATGAAGCCAGTGGATACAATGTTCCAAACTTCACTTCGAGATAAAGTAAAACGAATTCAGGAATTGCGCCGCAGTAATGCGGCGCAACCTGTTCGTAATAAAAAAAAATACACACGCAAGATCAAACATAAAAATAAAAATGCAGAATGATGCATAACTATGCAGCTGCGCCCACAAGGGTGCGGGGTCGGGCGTGTCGTTACGGGTGTGATATAAAAGACCCTGGAAATTTGGGCGTGTTGTAGAATTTGTCAGCGGCTAATGATAGTATTCTCTTAAATCGACGAAAGGCTAAAACTGTGGGTAATTTAATTGAAGAACTTTGTGCAGTATGCACAGCAACTACTAATTGCTATTCTATTATTCCTTCTTTACTATGTGATGAACACTATTTTGAGTGGCAAGAAGAAAAAATGATTTGGGAACTTGACCGCTCAACAGAAGGGATTTACCTATAATGAATGATATTAACTCTTGCTATTGCACTAATTATTCTATCTGCACAATATGCGCTAAAGGCTATTCTTCTTCCGATGCCGTCTTCTATCGTGACCCCGTCGCAGATTACATGGAAACACGTATGGCGGATGCAGAAATGGGGGACCTATAATGATTGACATTATTGGATCTGTTATAGGAATTTCATTTATTGCAATTCTTATCTTTCCATTCGCATTAATTATTTGGGCCCTGATGCAAGATTAATCTGCAGCTGCCGCCCCCAATACTGTGGGGTTATCCACAGCCTTACGGATGCCTGTGGATAATTCCTGGAATTTGTGATAAAAATCACAAATGAGTCGACACGCCGATAGGGTCCTACTAATTGTCAGCGGACCATGCTACAATTCCACTAATCAAACAAACGAGAGGTAATAAATGAATACAATGCTAGACACAACAAACTGGGCACAATTCCCACTAACAGTTAATGGAGTTAATTTTGTATCTAAGGTAGATACAAATGGCTCAATGTATAATCAGATTAAGGTTTTGCCTACTGGTATCTTTGACACAATGAACAAGGCTGCAATTATGGACATTATCGGTGACCCGTCTAAATTGTCTCATGATGAATTGTTATCTGAATTGGTCCGTATCAACGAAGGCGCTTCACAGGCCGTAATTGAGTTAGCCTAATCTAATAGTTAGGCAGGGTTGGCAAAAATGTCAGCCCTGCCTGCTATAATCTTTATCTAAACGAAGGGAAACAAAATGCTATCAACCGCTTTGGAAATCTTAGAGGCAACGAAGGCAAGCGTCTTTGATGATGAAATCATGGGACTTGCTGGTGAATTGCACACACGCAGAAATGAATTGCCTGATGAAATGCACGCTAAGTTTTTATTTATGTATTCGTCTGCCCTTGCTAGTAAAGTCGCAGACCTTGTAACTAAGGTATTACTATCTGAAACAGAAATGTCAGCCCTTATTGATACAATAACAGAATTAGACGACCTAACCGAAACTATCTTAGAGGAGAATAACTAAATGGGAAGTAATCTTGCTTATGACCTTGCGTCAGATGAATTAGGCTTAGACCTGGAAACTGCTATCGGTTATCACTTGCGTGGCAACCACTATCCACCCGTCCCGCTATCTATGGTGCAACCATGTATTGATGCTATTGATGCATACTATGATGAGGACTATAACAGAGAGATACAATTACCCTCTGGAGTATTTTGGCGTAATCAAGATACTGCACCTGCTTCAGCAATAGTAGATGCACACCACTTAGACTCATGGCTACCACAAGAGGAGTATTAAAATGGATAATCTTTATTCTATCTTATCCGAATGGTATCCTGATGGTAACTATTCCGAGCAAGAGCTTTGGGACGCTATCGCCGAGTCACAAGGCGTAGATGTCTATTCGATCATGGACGGCGACCTAACAGAATACTTGTGATGTAAGTCACAAGGTAATAATCTCAAATAATAAGATTGGGGTGGAAAATGTCAGACCGCCCCTGTATAATAATCAACCTAACGAAAGGAAACACAATGACAACACTAGAAATCGGACAGACTATCACAACTGCAAAAAGCGGTGTGACAGGAATAATCAAGGCGGTAGATAATCACCCAAGCGGTGTAAATCGTGTCTTGCTTGATGTCAATGGAACTGAACGCTGGACAAGCGTATCGGCATAATTACCATAGGCGGTAAATGTCCTGAGCATGACAATTAAAACTGCTCAACCCAACCAACCAAACAGAAAAGGAAAATAAACACATGGCACGACATAAAGCAATTAGCGTTAAAATTGCAACACCAAAGGTAATCAAGGCACTAGAGGCTTCACTTGCTAAACTAGAAGCAGACTACGCTTCACAAGAAGCAAACGAAGCAAAGTATGAAAAGGCTCGCAAGGCTTGGCAGAAGGAAGTTATTGACTATGCAGTAGCAAACATCAAGAAGGCAGAAAACTTCCGCACCAACTATCGTCATTGGTCAAACAATCTTAACATTGACTTTGATTTGACAGTTAATGAAAAAGACATGCCTAAAGAGCCTGAGAAGGACTTTGTTACAATGCACCAACACTCATACAATGAGCAGAAAGAGGAAATCTCAAATGCTATTCGTATCCTCAAAATGACAGATGAGGAAGTAGTTAATACCTCAACTTACAATGCGGTTGCTCGTTATCTCTAAATAAGTAAATGGGGGGCTAGACAAAATCTAGCCTCCCATGTTATACTTCGTATCCCTACTAACAAAGGAACAAAATGCGTTATCGTGTAGAAATCTTTGATGAAGTTAAGTCTAATGATTTAACTATTTATTCAGAGCAAGGCGTTGATAAAGAATACTTAACTGAATTGGTATTCTCTAACATAAGAAACTTTGACGGAAACATAAAGGCTTATGTGTATGATAGTTTAAGAAAAAAGAAAGTAACCGCTCTATACTTACCAATGGAAATTGTAAGTGGAGTAAAGTCTAAAGTTAATTTAGTTTAAAGCTTGGGGCGGGATCCTGCTTCCCGCCCCACATCCTGCGCCCCCAATATTGGGGGGTTATCCACAGCCTTACGACAACCTGTGGAAAACCCCCAGAATTTGTGAGATTGATCACATGGGACAAATGGGACAAATCACTAACAAGACTAGTAAATGTCAGACCCTTATGTTATACTAAATCAATCAACCAACCGAAAGGAAATAAATTCATGGCTCATAATCTAGAAATGGAAAATGGCGAAGTTGCATTTGCACTTCGTGGAAAACCTGCTTGGCACAATCTTGCCAATCGCATCTTTAATCAAGATGAAGATGTTACTACTCAAATGATGCTTGAAGAAGCAAAGTTAGCAAATTGGAATGTTCGTCTATCTCCAATCGCTGAGCACATTCCAGAATCTTGGAATGATGTATCTACTGCATCTCTCGTATTGCGTGACAATCCATTCAATGGCGGAACTGATGTTCTTGCTACTGTTGGAAAGCGTTATAAGCCTGTGCAGAATGAGGAACTGTTTGCATTTGCTGATGCAATTCATGATGCCAATGCTGATTGCCGTTGGGAGTCTGCTGGCTCATTGCGTAGCGGTAAAGTTGTATTTGGAACCGTGGACATTCCACGCACAATGGTATTAGACCCACAAGGTGCTAATGATGAGACTAAACTTTATTTAATTGTTTGGACATCTCATGACGGCTCTGTTGCTGTTCAAGCAGCCGTTACCCCTGTTCGTGTTGTTTGCCAAAACACATTGAACCTTGCTATGAAAAATGCAAAGCAATCATTCAAAATTCGCCACACACAATCTGTTGAAGGTCGAATCCAAGTTGCTCGTGAAACTCTAGGGCTTGCTCTAGGATACTTTGATGAATTTGAGAAGGAAGCGCAAGCACTCTATGCTCAATCAATTACTGATGCAGAATTCTCAAAGTTAATTCGCACAATCTATCCTAAGCCTGAAAAAGATGCTAAGGGTGCATTGACTAAGTGGGAAAACAAAGTTGTCTTAATTGATGATTTGTATCATAACTCACCAACCAATGCTAATGTTAAAGGCACTAAGTGGGGTGCGTTTAATGCAATTACTGAGCGACTAGATTACTATCGCACAGGTCGTGGCAATTCTGAAACACTAATGGCTGGTGCATCAGGATTTGACCCTGTTCTAACTGCTGAGAAAAATAAAATTCTCAAGTTAGTAAAATCATTTTAACTAAATGATTTAGCGGGGGAGAATAAAATCTCCCCCGCTTTTTATTTGATGCGTTAGATTAGTTTGGTTAAATCACTACACTGTCACTGTAGAGATCATGGGTTCAAATCCCATACGCATCGCCAAGCTGCTGGGCCCCCAATATTAGAGGCAGATATTTGTCTATACGGAGACTTAAAAAAATTCCTGGAATCTGTAGACATTTGTCAGTTGCGTCCGCTATAATACTCGCATGGACAAGGAATTAATATCAAGCAAATACACATTCATATGTGATCCAAATGAATGTGACTCTTTAATCGAACTAACATCATCTGATGGATTTGGATTCCCATCAGGTGTGACAGAACTCACATGCCCATGTGGTCGCAAGACAACATTGTTGTCAGTGGAGCATGCTACAATTCAACCAACAGAAACGAAAGAGGAACAAATGGAAACAACAGTATCACCTGCAGTAGAATACAACCCTGACCTATTGGTTACATATAAAATTGTAAGCAATTATTCTGACCCTGAATATGCAACCGACAAGGTCCGCAATATTGAATGGGAACTACATAATGCTAGAACTAACTCTAAAGCAGTTAGCGCTATCCAAAATAGAATTGGATTAGTTAAAGATATTATCACTGAGGCATATAGTGATTCAGATGACCAAGAAACTCTTCGTTCAATTGCTGAAGCGCTTGACATTGAGTTAACACGAGATGTTGAGTGGTCTGCAACAATTGAAGTTAGCGGAGTTATTCAATTAGATTTACTTGCTGATTCAGATACAGATATTGAATCAGAAATCTACGACAATCTTTATGTTGAATCACAAAACGGTAATATAGAAATTACTGATACTGAAGTATGTAACGTAAGGGAGAACTAATGTATTTTGAGTTGACTGCTCCTGATAGGCTATCCATGGAGATGGCCTATTGGGATGCACAAATTACTGGACTTGACCCACAAGCAATGTCACCATTGACTTTCAACATTGGGACTGGTAGTATTGAGAAAGTTAGCAGGCTTAGAGATAAGTTTAATTTAATTGAATCTTATGTCTCAGACCACGAGCCTACAGGATACTTAAGGAGTTGAAGTGGACTATCAAGATGGATTTCAAGATGGAGTTAAGTTTAGCCGTGAGGTTATAATTAACAACATTCGCAAATGGGCTGAGGACCATGATGAGGGCGCAACCCTTGACTGGGTAGCAGACCGCATTGAGTTTGGAACTTTAGATAATGACATCTGAGGATCTAACTAGATGGATTGGCTGCGACCAATGTGGCACGGCACAAGCTTTATACTTAGTTAAATTAATTGACGGGGAATTATATTTCTGCAATCATCATTTAAATAAGAATAAAGGGGCACTTGACAAAGTGGCCTATGAAATTATACAATTGAATAAGACAGAAGAAATACCACAACTAACAGAAATGGCGGAATAAAATGGGAGATAGAGCGAACTTCGTATTCGTAGACAGCAAGGGCGATTCAATCGTATTGTATGGACACTGGGCGGGACACAACATGCTTGCTAATTTAGCAGACGCAGTTGCCAAGGCTCGTTCACGTTGGACGGATACAACATATGCAACACGTATTGCTATTAGCCAATTGGTTGGCGACCAGTGGAACATGGAAACAGGCTGGGGATTATCTGTAAATTCAATCTCAGACAATGAGCACCGAATTCCAGTAATCGACTTTAATCAGCAGACATTCTCTCTTCACGAGGAAGATGACTGGGCTAATACTCAGAACAAGGTCCGAGGAATGAAGAATGAAGCAATCTTTACACAGGACCTATCAACGTTTTGTGAAAAGTATTCTGACCAACTAGTTTCAGTTTGACAACGGCGCTCCTGGTCTACTATAATTAGTTTAGGCCAGGGGCCTTTTGTTAAATCAGGGTGCGGCTATTAGGTCTTCACCTAGTCGTTAAATAATGCAGTCATTTACTTAATTCCTTTCGTTTAAACTAGCAGCCCTGATCTTAAATACCGTAGCTTTTGCTGCGGTATTTTTGTTTGCTCCCAAAAGAGTTGAGGGTAAAATATTTGCTTTACGTAAGTCAAATAAATTTCCCAGGAATTCCACTATTTGAGATCATGTGGCATGTATCACATGCCAATACCATAGACATATGTCAGTGGGGGATGTTACAATTAAGCCATATCAACGAAAGGATATATTATGCCAAATTGGGTATATAACGGTTTAACTATCGAGGGTAATCCTGACCAAGTTAAATCTCTAATCAAGCAGATGAATAAGCCATTTGTTTATTCTATTACTGCAGTAGGTGATTTATCATATGATGTCAAGCAGACTAAGTATGTTAATCCTATCTTTGCTTTTCATAATATCTATAACTATAGAGATGCTGGTATTACTGATGAGGTATATCATGGA